GAATGGAGCTATGGTGGTTGACCGGGCTTTTAGCTCTAGTCAAGTTAATAGAGTTGTTGAAAAATTTTATAGTAGATGTTAGTAAAACTGTTTCCAGTGTCCATTTCAATACAACGAAAATAGATAGAGAATTAATTTTTCAACAACTCTATTATTATTTTAACGTGAGTTCGGCTTAAGAAAATCTGGGCGAATCGCTCGCGAATTTCATAGTCAAGGCGGCTCGCGACCTAAAACGCGATCCGTAGAGAGCGTTTTACTGAGTTTCAAACGCTTTCGTAAAAAGCGTTTCATTGAGTTTCTTGAACTCAATGTTGCTCCTTGCTGTCGCAACATAATGTTTCAATTCCTAAATGCCGCCCCATAGGAAGGCATTTATGAGTTCTAACCGGAATTTCCAAACTCAATGCTGCTCTCTAAGGATCGCAGCATAATAATCGCTTTCGTATTGGTTACGTCGAACTCACGTTATTTTACATTTGTACATGCAATTTTTGTAATTTCCCTGATTTGACGCTAAAACGCAACTTACTACTTGAACGTATGAAAATAATATGATTCTTAAGCCTATTTCAAAACTTAAGATGCAGTATTTCACACAAAAAAGCCAACGATTTCAAGTTAGATATAATTTTTTGAGAATTTCTGCGTCTTTGTAAAATTACCATTCATTTTCTGATGCGTCCGAGTAGTCACATTGTGATCTCTATAAAGTAGTGTTGTTGGATTTGGAGAGCGTTTTGCTGAATTTTTCAAAATCTAAGAGTTCCTTTCTATTTTAAAAACCGCCAAAGCTTATAAAATGTAGAGAAACATATTCTGTGGGAACTCTCACATCTTCTTAGAAATTTGTCTTATCTTTATAGTATTTTTTGACAAAGGTAATTTCTTGGTTTTATAAAAATTGGTAGGGCGATAATTTTCAGAGATCTTTTATTAAATTGATTTTATTGAATATAATAAAATAATTATATTATTATGTATATCGATTGTGTTTTAAAATTTGACTTAAGTCTGTGGGTATATACGAAGAAAATTCAAAATCTGAATTTAATGACAGGGGTATCCTGCTTCCACTTTTACCAATCTTTCGTTTCGAAATCTAAAATAAAAACCGCAGTCAGGACGTCCTGAATGCGGACAACTCGGAATTACAGAAACTTGATATTGTATATTCTTCTTTTTTGAAGAACTACTTTTAGTACATTCGAGCGAATTATCTCGATTACATTTTTTAATAAACTCTGAAATGGCCATTCCTTTTGGGAAATCTTCTCTAAGTTTGAGTAAATTAGAATATTCGCAAGATTCAGTAATGTGATAATCATTTTTCAGCTCCATACTGGAGTAATATCCATACCAAATTAGGTTTGTGAGTATAAAACCGAAAAATAAAAAGATGTAGAAAGTGGATTTTTTCATTTAGATTTGTTCTTAAAAACGTGGATTTGGTAAGATGATTTTTGTTTTTTGGATGTCCCCGAGCATTACCAGAAGCGAGAATGTGCAGTAAAAGCTTAACTGAATGTAAGAAAATGGAGGATTCTTTCTTTAAGACTTCCATCTTGATTTGAAATTATTTTAATTTTGCTTTTTATTAGTTCTTTACCATATTTGCAAACAAGTTTCCCGAAGCATTCCTCTAAAAATGATGATGGGTACCCCCAAGTATCATCCATATCAATTTCTATGACTTCTACGTTTGAATCTTTTATAATGGGTTCCAAAATATCCTCTCGAAACTCTTCACCCGACCTTGAACCATCGACTCGATATCTGTGCCCAACAACATCGGAAAAATCTTTTGCCACTTTTATTTTCTTTATCATGTTGTTTTCACTTGTTGTTGAAGCTCAATTGTAATTGAGGAGGAATTTCGCTCCGTTGTATTTGAGGACAGGTCGGGAGATCATTTTATTATTATTTAGATTTTTAACAACCTGATATCGACTTCTATTACTTTCCTTTGCCAAGTAAATTGTTGCCTTTCCAGGAAATAATTTTTTAATTTGTTCTTCAAATTCATCAGAATCATAATGTATTTTTGTTTGGTTTTGAATTTCCGCTATTGTTTTTAATGTGGAATCGATTTCGTTCGCATATTCAGTTATATTATTTAATATAAAAATTTTGTCTTTCATTCCTTTTACGGTATGGCATTCTATTTTTATTTCGTTCAAAGTTTTAAACCAATAATTTTACAGGATCATTTACTTGCCTTGATAAACTCACGTTTAAGGAACTGTCAAAACCAGATTGAAAAGCATTATTCTGTGAATCGAAATACTTATTATTAGATTTTTCTAAATTTTTATAGTTCTCTTCTTGAAATTTTTCTATCGCAATCTGGTCTTCGTTTTTAATTCGTACTAAAGATCGTTTCTCCCCTATCCCCCAATTTTCAGAAACTTCATGAAGTCTCGTTGCGATTCCGTACGAAAATCCTTCTAGGAAATTGGTCTGATTTTGTTTAGGTGTTAATCTGAACGCTACTTCAGATAAATATTCAAACATAAGTTGAGTTGCTTTTACGTTTACATCTCTACCAAGAATGATGAAAAATGCTCCTAAGTAGGAACGGTGTAATATGATCTGACAAAAATTGGATTCAGCAATTGCGGAGATTAGGAAGCGTTGCCAATATCGAAATCTTTTTTTACCAGTTGGAAGACTATACTCAACGATTGATCCCCTTTCTAACTCAGTTGCCTCAACATTATACTTCCGAATTAGATTAGAAGCTTGCTCTGCGGCCCTCTTCGCTTCGTTTGCGTTTGGTGAAGCGGAAAGCGCGAGTAGTTTGTTGATTTTATCGAGAATAGATTTTCTATCGTTATTCATAATGTTTATCTCCCTTACGATTCACTATTCCGATCGAGGCATTCAATCATTGTTGAGCTTGCGTTTAATTTTATTATTTCCTTGAAGCTCCTCTCTCATTTCCTTTCTTCTCACAGAGACAAAATGATCTGCCATAAAAATCGATTCCAGAATCCTTGAATTGTTTTCCGGATCTTTCACAATCTACGCGACACGTTCTCAGCTCATCCGTGTTTTTGTATGGATTCATGTGGAAACAACTGACGACGAAAGTTAAAGTCATAATCGTAATAATTTTTATCATATTTTTTCCTCTTTTTTGTTCAAACTGTCGGCCCAAATAGTCGCCAAATCCAGTGTCTCCCCCGACGGAAGGGAGGAGATCGTTTCTTCCATCTCCCATTTTTTAGCATAAAGATTTTGACCTGCATCGAAAAGATCCAACTCGATTAGATCCGAGAGTTCGGATAATTCTTTTGCGTTCAAGGAATGAAATTGGTTATTCGCGTCTCTCCATTCAGGAATGGAGAGAATTCGTTGCTTGTTGTAAAGAGTTAATGTTTTTTGAATGTTCTCCAAATACTTTTTTCCCGAATCCCAGATTGTATTGTGATAGGGAACGTTTCCTCGATACGATTCAAGTTTCGAATTAAAAATCTGTCCGTTTGTTGTCAAAAGAGACTCTCGCGTCAATTCATCGTCGGCGACCCAGCCGGACTCAGTGTGGTTTTGATAAGTCAAAAAATTCCCATTGGAATCTTTTAAAGGTTCGTCTTCTGTTTCTGTCTCCGGATCGATTACGTCTTCCCAATTTTGTAGAACACGCTCGATCATCGTTTTTTTATCATAGACCGGTTTAGGTTGAAAATTCTTTATACAACCATTTTCTATTTCCGCTTTGAACGTATCTCCCACTTGCGGGTTATAATGAAGTGAATATACAATTTCGTGTATCTCCGTATCAAAGTTTCCCCACGCCTCCGCGCCTGTCAGTTTATTTGAATCTGCGTTAATCCAAATGACTTGTTTATTTGATTTTTCTAATATGTAATTCATTATGCTACCCTCACTTTGTATTTTACTGCGATGTATGCTGGTGTTGTTTCTTTTCCGTAACGAACTTGGTTAGCCCCATCATTTATGGGCTCTAAAATTATCAGGTTCACATTGCCGGCTGCCGTTCCGCCTGCATTGAGCCAGTTTGATCCGGAACCGCCAATCATGCCGTAAACGTTATTATAGGAATGGTTATGCCGGTGCCCTTGAAACATGTCATCTCCTCCAAAACCGATAGATCCTCCATCATAATTGGTATTAGCGCCGGTTTTCCTGCTCCCATGCGCCCCGGCTCCTCTGGCAAAAATACCACGACGATCCGGAACGTTAAACGTTGTTGATCCGTCACCGAACCCATATTCTACATTTACAATCATCTCCCCGGTTTGGGAAGACGTTAGATCTAAAATAGAACCTGTCTGTGTTGTAGAAATTTGGAAATCATTTGTTGTCGGATTACGAACATAATAATTTACTAATGCAGTGATTCCACCTCCCGTAAAAGAAAATTTCACAAGCTGTCCCTCTATACAACCATGATTCGTACAATTGATTCGATCTGTTGCGGGAACGATTCCTGTAACGTTACGACGAACTAAATTCCAAAGTGTGGAAAATGTGGCTCTGGAAATAGACTGCCCATTAACATGCAGGAAATTAGAATTTGACAATTGATCAAAATTATCCTCTACAACCCCTCCAAGCGGAATCAATAAGGAGTTTATAAGATTCGTCAAATTCGTAATGTTGTTCGAATTGGAATCGACTCCCGATTTCAAAAATATGTCATTATCCAATAGCCTCTGAAACTCTGCCTGAAGCAATAGTCCATCTCTCGGTGTTGTTCGATCCCAAATTCTCGTAAGTATATTATTAAATGCCATTATTCTAGCTCCTTAAAATGTATCATATAAATAGTAATTCCTATTGAAGCGTTTGAAATTTTATTAAATGCCTCTGATAAAATATCCTGACCTAAATTTCCTATATCTATTTCAATTGCAGCGGGACGAACTTTAGTAGGATCTAATATATCAAGTCCGTCAAAAGTTCCGTTCCCATCTAAAAACAACTCATTAGATACTCGTATCGCTGGCTCAAAAACTCCGGAACCATCAAAAAAATCAGAGCCATCGAACTTCTCCCATTCGAATTCAATAGGATAACACATTTCGCGCACGATTGGATTATCTGAATATCTCTCTAAGATTTCTTTCAATGCAGGAATTGTAATAAACTGGTTAATTGACGAGTTTAAAATTTTATCTCGATACGAATTATCCGAAACACCAAGGCGCTCAATTCCAAAAGCCTTCCCGATTTTATCAAGTTGAACGCCACTTTGATTATCAATGTCATAAGCGGGAATAATCGTAGCCTCAAGTTCGTTAGCTGGAGTGGCAGTCAAACTCCAAAGCTTCGCGGCTCCCGAACCAACGTCTTTTTTATAAATACTACCGGGAAGCTTTTCAACTAAATCAGAATGATTCAATGGACAACCACCTGAATATTTGCCGTAAAAATCTTTGCGACTTGCGCCGGCTGCACTGAAACCAAGTTGCTATTAGTAGAGTTAGCATTGGTTCCTAGCTGGATCAAAAGATTTTCAACCCCTGCGACATTTCCGATCGCGCTATAAATCGGCCAAGCGACTACGTTCTTTCCGGTTCCAAGTCCTCTATAAGCATAATTCACACCGTTAATCGTGTCGATTCCTCCGATTGTCCGTATGATCGAAGTTTTAATAAACGAAATGCTGTTATTGTCAAATGAAGAGTTTTTCCAGATTTCAACTTTTGCGAAAATAGGAAGATCGCTTGGGCGGTCAAAATATATTAAATTTTCGTCAACTGTTTTTTGTATAGAACCTGTTAGGCAAACTCCAGCTGGTTTGTATTTATAGATCAAGCTTGCGACCAAATCATCCGATGCCCCGTCTATAATAAAATGGAGCGAGTTTGCAGGAAGGCCACTATCTGGAACATTGAGCTTATTTTCTCTTATAGAACAACTTATAACAGAAGGCTCATTTTCGATCTGTGCTTTAATGTATGCAATTGCACCTGAGTTTTTTTCGGTTGTGACAAGCTCCAAATATCTATTCAATAACTCCGGATCTGTTTCCTCTTCCGATCCTCCGGAGCTACTCTGGGAATTTGCTACAGTATAAAAATCTGAATTAGGATTTACGAATACGTTTAACGTATTCGGTGCGACTCTTTGAGCCAAACCAGGTAATACTGCTTCAAACTGTACGGAGGCCAAACCGGAAAGAATTGTCTTTTCTTCGATTGACTTGTATTGAACACCTTTTGACGTACCGACTAAAAATCCTTTTGGAATCGTTGCATAATCCAAACCGTGAATTACGAGAGTTACCTTTTCGGATTGGGCAGATTTACGACTCACTCCCTTTAATCTTACGAGACGATCGAGAGAGATTCCAGATGACGTATCTAAATATGAATCGTTATAATTCGATTCCAGAGCTTGCCACAACTCAAATTGAGATTCTGCAATCAGTTCGATAAACATTCCAAGAACGGAATGAGGGGAAACGTCTTCATCGGGTCCAAAGATGCCAGGACTTTGAGCGAGAGAGATCAAATCGGATTTGATTACATCTCTGTCTTTTATAACAAACCCGACCGGGGTTGACCCGTAACTACTCATAGTTCCCCCTTTAATATTCCGTAAACTGATTGAACAGTATACCGGATGAGCGCTGTTCTGAGTAGGCTATTGTATTGGTTTGCTTTTTCCTCCGTATCAATAAAAATCACCTCGACCGACTCGATTGAAACAATCTCCGGATCTTTTTTTAATTCAGAGCGCACTAATGTTTCCGCATCTTTTCTGCTTGGATTTTTTCTTAGAACATTGTTCCAAGGAAAACCGATTGATTTATCAAATTCCCATTCACCTTTCCAAAGTTTAAATCTGCTTTCTAGCCTTTGCTTCAAACAATCGGGACCGCTAATACGTGTAGGCTTTAAATCTCCGTCTTGAATTAAAAATGAGTTCATCAGTTGTTCTTTACCTTTTGCGACAAAATCGTATTGAGTTTCGCTTTGATAACATTAAACACAGAGGCATTAATCGGCGTGGAAGAAGGTGTACTAGGAGCCGTGCATGTGACAGTCAGAGCAGACAACGCGTCTAAAAATTTCAGTCAAGATTCCTTTCAAAGTCTCCCCTAAAACAGCTTTTTCCGTTGCGGCCATTCCTGATTTAAACTCTATGGAAGAAGATGAAATTAGTATATAGGAATTTCCTAATGTATCACAAATGACTAATCCATCTTTTTGAACGGTAGATAGCAACTGAAAGGGATGGCTTGGAATTCCAAATGCAACTGAACAATTTTCAAGTCCGAATCGAGGAGATTCTATTTCTTCGGAGTTTTCTTGTGTCTTATCGATCATTCCACGAATTGAATTTTGAATAGAATGTGAAGATGGAGCGAGGTAAACTATATCACCTCGCTTGTAATCCGGAACGATTAGCATTCCGCCCGAGTGAAATACGTTTACTGGTAAATTGACGAGGATAGGCAATTCCTCGAATCCGTTTTCATTAGGAACTTTTAGTAAAGGTTTGACCTTCGCAGTCAAAGAAGGCTTGTCGTAAGACTCAATCTTTCCGTAGAGACCGGTCCATATTTTACAAAGCTCCCGATTAATTTTTTCCTGTAGCACTTCTGGGCTAATCATGTCATCCAACCTTACATTCAAATTCAGTAAAGTAATCTGAAATCATAGAACCGCCTCTATGTTGCCCTTTTAAAACGATAAATTGAGAGTCGATTTTAGAACTGGTTGTGTTGTCTTGGAATCGTAAATGAACCGTTTCGCCCCTTTGAATTAAAGGGTTAAGCAAACTTTTCACCTTCCAACCAGTCTTGATTTTGGATGGAGTTCCTATTAGGCCGGAAGTTCTATCCAATAGAACGACGCTATTTGATTTATGCTGTTTAGACCAGTTTTCATCTTCTATAATTAATCTACCGATCTGAAATACTTGTGGGCTTTGACTCGTTTCGCCAATTGATCGATTACGAAACCAAGAGATTCTCCGGAAAAAGTAATTCTATCAACCAATACATCCTCGGAAAAGCGAAGTGCGTAATAGGGGATTCCGTATGTTGCAAAAAGTTGCTTTAGGATAGAGGAGACGAGCGTTTTCTCGAACGTCTCTGTAACCGAAAATCCAAATAGCTTATTGATCATATCAGAAATTTTGAATTCAAGAATTCGATCGGGTCCGCTTAATTTTACAGTGTGTTGTAAAATTTCGCCCTTTGCAATCATAGAGAGATCATCTCCATATCCAACGGAAAGTTCGGCTCGTGCGGCCTGTGTATCTGATTTATTTTTACCTGTTTTTGGAACACACATCTCTATTGTAGAATTAAGAATATTATAAAGAGAAATTGTAGTCACGTTTGTCTTATCAAACTCAACTCCAAATACTATAGAAAACTGAATCGCCTCTTTTAGATTATGTGAGAAAATTTTTGTTTTCCCATCCGGTGATTCTATTTTCACTTCTATGTTCCGTAAAAATTGCTTCACGTTATGGTAAACCTGCGCCGTTTGTAACGAGTCGAATGGTAAAATCCGCATCCAGATCCACATAACGTATTTTAAAATCTTCACCAATATTTACGAACTGCCATCTACCGCAAGAATCCGGATTGATCATTCCAGTTTCGACCTTTAGGTCTTCACCATTACGAACCACGGTTACTCGAAAATCCTCGCCGATATTTACGACTCTGACTTTACCGTACAACTTCACACCGTTGAATGTGCAAGACGATGCAATTGGTTTGCTGTTTAAATTAATAAAAGCGGCCAAAAAGAATATTAGAAAAATGATATGTTTCATAGTTACTTACTCCTTGGTTAATTTTCTCCGTCATCGAAATAAAGAAAAACACTTTTACCAAATGTATCGCCGTTTACTCGAAGTTTCGTATAACTTTCGTTGGAGAGATCATTTGGGCTAAGCGGAACCAAACTAAAACTTGCAAATCCTTGCATGCAATCGTTTCCATAACACAGCCTGGCTGTATGCAAAATTTTGAATCCATCTTTAATATAAATAGAAATGAAATCAAAACGAGAATTGTACCTAAATTCGAATTCAAAGTCTTTATTTCCAATTTGAAAGATCTTAGAAACGGGAAGTTCTTCAAAAACTATAGGTAAAGATCGAATCATGTGGTACCTGCTTTTGCAGAACTCTTGATTTTCGAGCAGGAAGAAGTCCCTGTTTCTTGTGTTGGAGCTTTTCCCTTAGTTTTAACTTTTTGTTTGCCAGTGCCTTGTATGGTTTGGGCTTCCGTTACAATGATTCGCTTTAGTTCTAAAGTGACTTCAATGGCTTTTCCTATTTCCATATCCCGTCTATTTTTTATATTCCCAATTGCAAGGTTTTCAATTACTTCGTCGTCAAGTCCTAAATACAAGGGTTCTTCTAAATCGTCGTTGAATAGTCCATCCATTCCAAAAAAAGCAATCATCTTATTGATCAAGCCGCCGGTTCCATAGCCTTCCAATTTCACAATGCTTCCGGTCCTTTGCCAGTAGATCAGTGTTTTAAGTTTTTCTGATGTACTTGTAATTGAAGTTAGCCCTATATCATCAGACAAAACACAAATCAAATTCAATGTAGGCGGAGAAGGTATAATATGATCTGAAATATGTCCGGTATCCGGATTATCGGGATCTTTCTCTATAGGATTCTGAGTGATAACAACTGGATAATCTTGGCTAAATGCTGTGGTTACGTTTAAGTCGATCGTTACTGATTCTCCAGATTGAACACCAGTGATTCCAATTTTATCCCTTCCAGTAAAAATGCTTGAGCCTATCATGCTGGAGCCAACCCTAACGAAATTCTAATTTCGTTTTCATTCTCTCTTGCAAGACGTTTGAATTCAGACCAAAGGTTTATTGCCTGCTCTGAAGAGTTATTGCCTGAAATCTCAATTCTATCAACGTTAAACGAAATTCCTTTTCCTAACGAAGCAGAAGAAACCGGCTGCATTTCCATTGTAGAAGATAGATTATCGTTTGGTATAATAGAACCTGACTTTTCAAAAATTCGGAGCTCGGGTCCGTTTTCACCAACTAAATACGGAACGTTGGGTTCAACCGGGCCGCCCATTGCCCTTGCCTCAATGAACGGAATATTAGGCCATACATTTTTTATAAGTGGGACCGAATTCATCGCATAGTTGATCTTTTCGATCATATCATTGATCGATTTGGTGAAAAAATTAGAAAGATTATTGAAATCAAACAGAGAACCCAATCCTTCATTGATCGAGTCCATAATATTCGAGAAAATTAATTTTATCTGATTTTTTAAATCGGCAAATTGATCAATCCAATATTTAAAAAATAGAATAGACTGTAGCTTGTTCCAAATCCATTCTAGGGCTTGCCCGATTTCCTCTCTAAATAAAAATATGCCGGCTATCGGAAATAAATAGGTAATTAAAAGTTTACCGGCAAGAATAACCGCTTTGAGTAAAAAATTCAAAGTAGAATTCCAGGCGTTTTTCATCCATTCCGTGATTTGGTCCCACTTGGTATATACAATTGTCGCAAGGGTTGCAAGTGTTAAGGTAATTGTTGCGGGTAAAAATGCGATTGCCGCGACAACTCCTCCGATAATCAAAAGAATCTTGCCTATCGTTTGTCCGGTGTCTGATTTTGCAAATTGAACTATAGCGTCCCATACGCTTGAGAGCATGATTTTAAAATTTTTAAATCCTTTGTGAAGATCTCCAAGTTCTTTGTCAGTTAAACCGAACCATTTTAATAAATCGCTGAAATACGTATCACTTCCTTCCGACCCGTATTCAAAAAAAATATAAATATCTTCTAATATGATATACATCGCTGTCAGTGAGGCGGCTACAGCCAAAGCAATTCCGATTAATTCTCCGAACGCAGCTATTTTTGCAATTGCAACCGCATCCAAAGCCGCAACCCAAGACCATGTTGCAGCAACAAGTCCTACCCCGATTGCAATTGAAAGAGCGCCTAACGCAAATTGCATTCTAATTGCGCCCCTTTCCCCATCTGTGAAAAAACCAAGTAAAGGTTTTAAAATTAAAGTGATGAATCCACCGCCTTTAGAAATGACTTGATCAAAACCGTCCCTCAAGTTCGACACAAGGCCACCCCAAGTTTTACTAAGAGCGTCCATTCCTCCTTGAACGCCTTTTAACTTACCAAGTTCCATAAGAGCGGCCTGGATAGCGGCGGGAGTTTTTTCGACGCTTTTCTTGTAGTCCTTGAACATGATGGAAACTCGACCACCTTCCGCACTCATTCGAATTCCGAATTCTTTCATTCTTTCAAATTCGCCCATTGTAGCGTCTAACGCGGCTTCGGTGAATTGGTCGAAACTTTTTCCTTGAGAAGCGGCAATGTCGCCGTATCTTGCCATCATTTCGAGAGTAGGTTTCATTCCTCGGTTTGCAAATTTGATGTACGAACCTGTAACCTCCGACATTTCGTAAGGAGTAGTTTGTGCAAATTGCTGAATGTCTTTAATTGCCGCTTTTGCTTTTTCAGTAGAACCTAAAGTTGTGGTAAGGACGGTTTCGTATTTTTCTAACTGACCAGCCTTATCTAATGCAGAGCCGAACAACCCGCCTAATGATGCCGCGAGTCCCATGGCCGCAAAACCTTTCATGAGTCCCATCCAGTTTGCGGTTTTTATTTTGGATTGTTCTATACTTCCGGAAATTTTCTGAATTTCACGGTCAGCCATACCGGCAGCTTTGGCCGCATCCTGAAATTC